TGAAAGGCTTTCTTACTGGTTTAGGTTCTTCAACGGGTTTGATTGGTTCTTCAACGGGTTTGATTGGTTCTGTTACTTTTGGAACCTTTTCATCTGCCCATTGTCTTTTCAATGATGTTGGTGGTTTTGCATTAGGCATTTTCGGATAAAACGAAAGTCCTAACAAATCTTTCAATTTCTTTAACATTGCAGCCGCAGCAGCTGCTAGAGCCAATGGTAATAAACCTGCAAGACCTTTGAGTAAATCAAAGAATGATGATTCTGGTTTACCTTTACCTTGACCACCTTTGATACCTTTGATACCTTTAATAGCATCAACAAGTTCTTTGTGTCTACGTTCTTCGTTGTCTAATTTTTCTTGTCTGAATGTAGTTGCAATCTCATCACGTTCACGATCCAATTCAGAATTTTTTCTCATAAAATTATACATTTTACCGAGAATGTCTGCTCCTGAATCTCCCAGTTTCAATGGTCTAATAGGACCAGGACCGATTTTTGTGAATCTTGGATTGACACTAGAGTTTTTATTTGATTTTCTTTTGTAACCACCAAAGTATCCAATAGTCTCATCACTACGACCAAAAGCACGGCCTGCCATTGTTGTGGCAACTCTACCAAACGTACCCTTACCAACGAGTTTCGAAACCCAATTCAATGGATCCATCATCTCTTGTGCACGAGTTGCTCTCGCTTTGAATTTATCGGAAATCGCACTGCCAATAGACGAACCAAGGCCTTGACCCTTTTCGAATTTATTCTTTGCGATTAGGGAAACAAGTCCCGTTTTCTTTAAACTAGCGGCTTTTTGATAATCCATTTTTTAGTGGAATTGAGTTTGTTCAAGGACACTTTTTGTTGGTGTTCCACCATCATCATAGATTGTGGATCCATTTACAGTATTGTTAATGGTATTTATGGTCACATTGCCCGGAGTACCACTTACCTGTGATTCTTGTTTTAATGTATTGTTTTCTCTTGATGAAGAATCAATTTGGTTACCTGTATTTTTGGGTGGTGTTATTGGTACTGCTTTTGGTTTTTCTACTTGTTCAATTGGTGTAAAACTTTGATCTTTAGCTAATTCAGCACGATACTGACCAACGTTCTTGTTTGCAAAAGATGGATTTGCTTTAATTGCAGCCTGACCAAGAATGTCCTTCATTGGTGTTTCGGCTGGTGCATTTAACAATTTCCCTGTTGTTTTTGTACTACCAACAAAGTGCATCATATGTAAAGATGCTTCAGATACAGGTAAACCAGCAGCTTGTAACTTCTGTGCATTGTTGTTGGTGAAAATCTCCATCAACTTTTCTTGTGTCGCAACTGTGAATTTTGTTGACTGCCAATTTGGAATCTGTTTTGCCAATTCACTTAGAGTGTCTGGCATGAATTGATACTTACCTGCTGCGGCACCAGCACCCTTTTGCTTATAATATGAATTTCTTCTTCTACCCAAATCAATAACTTCAGGTATTGTCATATCAGTCAAGTCTTTGTTGAATGGTTTACCTGTTGTAACGTCAATGTTACCTTTAACAACAAGAGCCTCTTTTCTGTTGTGGCCAGAAACAATATTCATAGTATTAGGATTGCCACCGGATTCGTGTGCACCAATTTTAGCAATAGCACCAGCACTTACACCCACCAATGCGGCACCAGCAATAACTTTTGTTGCTGTACCAACAGCTTTACTTCCACCCTCGGCCGCTAACTTTGCGGCTGTCTTTGCAGGAGAAACTGAAAGTGTTTTCTCTGCTGTAACTTTTTCAACTTCCTTCTCAACATTCTTTTTCAACTCTTGTTTTTCTTGCTCAGGTTTCTTACCTTTTACTTCTTGTTTGACTTTTGTTTTTCCAGTGAAAATATCGACCAACTCTTTAGTGTGGTCCTCTTTCATCAAGTCTAATTTCTTTTCAAACTTATCTTCATCAAGAAGTTTCTTCAGATAACTTGCACGATCACTGCGCATCTGGTTGTACATCTTACCTAGAATATCAGTATCACTGTCCATGAATTTCAATGGACGTGCAGTACCAGGTGAGACTTTTGTTGAGTCTGGATCTTTGTTGTTTAGAGTCTTACTTGTACGTTTTCTGATTGCAGATTTTTTTGGTGATGTTACACCAGCAACCTTCGCAACCTTTTCAGTATCTTCCGGTGTCTCCGGCTTTCTACGACCTGACATGATCGTACTGACCAAAGGTAAAGACATGAAATCACGGTAACCTGGTTTATTAGCCAGGTCCATTGACATTTGCAATAGTTTTTCACGTGACTGTTGGCGTGCCAAGGCTTTGACACGTGCCATCTGCTCTTTGGTGAGGTCTTTACCCCCGTCCATGAGGATAAGACCTAGTTCACCTTCTGATAATAGTTCCTCGAATGTAATTTGGTCCATTTACTATTTTCTTTTCATCGAAGCTTGTTGTTGTTTTATCTTCTCATTTTCTTCTTCAACGTATTGAATCAACATAGCAACGTAAATGTCCCTCTCCCAAGGTAACATGTTTTCGAGTTCAGTTAGACTATACTTATGGTGCTGTATCAAACTAAAGTTAGTCTTATAATAATTTCTTAAATTGTCATGACAAAATGTTACTCGAAAAAACTTTCTAGTCCCTCAACAGGAATAAGGTGTTTAAACCCACACTTAGGACAAGTCATATCGAGTAGTTTATTGATTCTCGGCAAATGATTGAAGAATTCCTCAATCTTTGCAAACTGGTCTTGATTCAATGATTCTAAAAATTCAAGTTTTTCTTCTTTTGTTGAGTCATCAGAATAGTAATATTGTTCACCGTCAAAAATCCATTCGATGCTGTCAGCAATCAATTCAAAAATAATATCAACGACAGAATCTTTGTCTTTCAACTTATTAACAATAGAGAACTCTGGGTATCTCAACTTAATTGTAATCTTATCACTAAGTTTAATGGTGTCTTTGATGTTTGGATCCATTTGAACCTGCAGTTCAAGAATGTTGAAAGTGGCCTTCATCTTACCGCCACATTTGGTTCCATTTACTTCATTGTTACACACATATTCACTTTCGATGACTTCACCGACTGATCGTGCTCTCAATTGTAAAAAGTAGTATTCAATATCGATAACAGGAAGTTTGTCAATATTAACACCTTCTGTTAGTGTACAGTTGTGTAGAATCTGTTGAATGTTCTTTTCAATTGTTTCTGAATCATCAGATTCAATTGCCATCAACAAGTTCTTCTGTTCTTTAACCAAGAATGGTCTAAAACGAATTGTCTTTTTAGACAAAGGTAATTCAAGGTCATAGATTGGTGTATCAACCTTAGGCAAAGCCATAGTGTATCTCCTTCAAATCAGGTGGTAAGGTCATTAATAAAACCAGTAAGTGCTGCGTTCTTGATATTCTGTACCAATGAAGATACAGTGTTGTTTTGCCATTGTTTGTAAGCAAATACCACAGTCAATTTGTGGAATGAATCAACGTTTGACCAATCTAAGTCTAATTGGTTTACGTCAATTGGAAATGCTTCAACCAAGTTGGCGGAATATGTTAAATTGTTATGTAAGTCGTATTGGTTGATAGAAATATCAACAGCATAGTTTGACTTATATTGGAAATTGAAATCTGTGGTTGGGTTAATCAACTCCATCCAAGTATCAAAGAAAATCTTTTCACTCATATCACCAGAAACAATGAAACTTAATGCAACTTCATTGTACATTGTGTGAGTTGGAAACTTTTCAATTGGTGCTGAACCCATCTTTTTGGTTGTGGTTTCAAATGCACGACCTGGTAACTGAGCCATTTCACAACGCATAGTCAAATTTCTACCTGTTGTGATCTGTCTACCCATTGATAGGGGAACAGGAATAGTTACATCAAATCGATTTGGTCTAGCCAAATCTGTATTAAACGTTGATATGAAATTTGATAATGAGGTTGCCATTATTAAGCCTTAATTTGATCGATAGATTCTTGCCACACTTGTTGTGGTTTGGCACCTTTAAATTGGTGCATTGGTAAAAATACTGCGACTTCCCATTCGTCTGGTTGAATTTTAAGTATTCTTGATTTCAAATGAGGAAACAAGTATCTCTTGATACAAGGTTTGAACTCACGGAAACGCTTGGTTGAAGTCAGAATGTCGTAGGTTACTCTCATCTTCATAATGTCATCACCTTTCATCACTGCGTAATCCATGAGTTTATCCAGGAATGCCGCTCTGTGACGAATTGGTAAATAATGTAGATTCAAACCTAGAAAACCATCATTGTATCTTTCCAGTACCAAAACCAATGGGAATTTATCCCAATAAGGCAAATCATCTTTTGTTTTCGGGTCATAATAAAAACAATATAGGCCACCTAACGTAAATCTGTTGGTTTCACGCTCAGTTTCTGCTTTGATACCACGAGCAATGTGTGCTGGGTTACGAATTTCCGCAACCTTAGACAACAACCATTGAGTTGATTGTTTTGTCATTGCTTGGACTTGTGCAGCAGTCTTTTGCTGAGTGATTTGTGTTAGTTTAGATGCCATAATATGTATTTATCAGAGTCCTAGGTGTTCTTCGGTCATAACATGAAACTCCCAACCACGATCAGCACAATATTCTCCTGCTGCCTTCCATTTCGCTTGATTAACACCATAGGTAATCACTTCATTGATGAATTTCTTAGTTTTTCTTGATGGTTGTACGGGTGGAACAGTCTGATACTTTGGTTTAATCTCAATCAACATCGTTTTGGTGGTATTGTTCTTGGTTTTGACCTTCACCAAGAAGTCTGGAAAGTAACGATGCCATTTACCATCAGCTGGAGATTTATACGGTATGACCAATTCTTCAGAAGCCCATGAAACAATATCAGGATTACGGTCAAGCCAATCCATGACTCTGCACTCCCAAGATGATCTATAAATAATGTTAGTGCTGTCTCCCACATATTTACGTGGGTGTTTGGGTGTAAATCTTCCTGAGTATGCCATAAATATTCCATATTTCACTAAAAGAGAAAAATAATGGGTTTTTCCGTAATTCCGACCAATATAGGTGGTGTAAGTCTCAACTCCATTGCCAGTCCAC